ATACGGAATAGTCGTAATATTTTTATGGACTTTCGTAGTCAGTTCATTATTTTGGTATGCAATACATTTAACATGGGGTGTAAGAGTAACAGAAGATGAAGAAGAAGAAGGATGTGATATTGGAGAATGTGGTTTGGATGCTTATCCAGAGTTCACAAAGTCATCAGTACGAGGACCTTCAGTTTATCCAAAATAATAAGGAGTAAAAATGAAAAAAATATTAATGGTATTGTTACTACTAAGTAGTTTTCCAACATACGCTTCATCAGTTAGTTATAACATAGGTTATATGTCAGACTACTGGTATAGAGGTGTATTTCAATCTGAATCAGCAGTAAGTTTTGGTGCTGATGTAGATACAGGAAATTTCTATGTAGGAACATGGTGGGCAGATGTAGACCAAGGTATTGAAATGGATGTTTATGCAGGAACAACATTTAAAATATTTGGTTTTGATTCTTATGCTGGGGTAACAGGATATTATTATAGTGATAATTTTGATTCTGATTACCAAGAATTTAATACAGGACTTTCATATGGTCCCATATCATATGATTATTCTGTGGGAGATTATAAAACAGCAACAGAACAAGACTATTCATGGTCAGAGGTTACAGCCAGAATAACAAGAAACCTATCATTCAGTTATGGTGCATGGGGTAAAGACTTAAAAGGAAGTGTAACCAAAGTAAATTATAATATAACTTGGCATGATTTTGATGTAGGAGTTGAAGTAGGAAAAAATGATTCAGATTCAACAGGTGCAGCTAAATATGTAGATACTACATATGCAACATTTAGTTTAGGCGTGTCATTTTAATAAATAATAAGTATCAACCAGCATTGACATTTCGTGCTGGTTGATATATAATACATAGATAAAATATAATTGAGAACAAATATGAAATTTATACACACAGACATTGACAAGACAGTATTACCTCAAACAAAAGGTAAGAAAGTTGGTAATCACAGATTTTACGATATAGATGGTACAAACTATCCATCTGTAACTTCAGTATTGAGCATGAGAAAGTCAGAAGGACTTCAAAAATGGCGTAAATCAATTGGCGAAAATGTTGCTAATTGGGAAATGAGAAGATGTGCAAACAGAGGTAAATCTCTACACACATTAGTAGAACAATACATGAAGAACGAAACACCATCCATAAGGGATGTCCTACCATTAGGGTTATTTAAATTAATGAAACCCTATCTAGACCAAATTAATAACATTAGATTAGTAGAAGAAATTATGTATAGTAAAAACTTGACAATTGCAGGTCAAGTAGATTGTGTTGCAGAATACAATGGTAAACTATCAGTTATTGATTTTAAAACAGCAAATAAAGAAAGAATTGAGGAGTGGGTAGAAAACTATTTCCTACAATGTACAGCATACTCAATGATGTATACTGAGACATTTAATGAACCAATAGAACAGATAGTCATATTAATGGCTGCAGAAGATGGTTCAATGAAAGCATTTGTGAAAGAACCGAAAGATTATGAAGAAGAATTACAAAAGGCAATTCAAACTTTTTATGACACAGTTAATACACAATTACAAGAGGTTAAATAGTTTAGGCACTCTACCACTTTAAGAAGTGCCGGAGCTTGGTGTATGCTCGGCACACAGAAATACACCCCAAGGATTTTATATTATGAACGCTAAACAATTCAGTCTAAAGATAGAACAAATAAAAAGAGAAAATGGCGACATGTCTTACATGGATGCCATTCTCTACTATTGCGATAAAAATACCATAGACCCTGCCGAAGTAGGAAGATACATTTCTAAAAGTCTAAAAGAAAAAATTACAATAGAGGCACAAGGTCTTAATTTGATTGAGAAAGGAGGAAAACTACCTTTATGACCTATGATGGTTTTGCAGTTTATAGAAAGTATCTAGCATATAAATTACATTTCACAACAGACAAGTATGATTACACAGAACATAGTGGCATGGTACATACTAAACTAGAAACATTTACAAAAAGAAATGATAGATATATGTTTCATAAATTAAGTGTAAAGTATAATCAAGAAGAAATAGATGACTTTATGATTGCAAATTTTGTTAAAAAGAATAAAGCATGGTCAGGTAGTTTATTAGAAAGAGATAGTCATGAGACATACTTACAATACAGAAAAAGAAAAGAGGCAACAAATTACTACTTCAAAGAAGATTTGGGTAGAGTACGGTCTCTTATTGATATGGACAATACTAAACCCAACCATGTTATTACTGTTAGTGATGGCCAGCATCCAATACTTTTACGACATTGTATTGGAAATAAGATTACTAAAGAGACATTAATAATTATGGATTATCATTTGAATTTTATAAAAGATTGGAATAAAAACATAACAGATAAAATTGTATGGCCAGACTTTTACAAAAAGGTAAAAAAGTTTAAACCGTTTTTAAAGTTTAATCAAACAGAAACAAAAATAATATTAAAGGAGAAGTTATTATGAAAACAGATAGTCATAACAATGGTACACCATGGGTGGAAGGTATTGTTTATGCAGTAATCATTATTGTAATTTTATCACTAGTAGGTGCAATCTAATGACAGAAGATAGAAAATTTACAGATTATAAAGGAAACGAAATAACAATAACAAAAGAAGAAAAGTGGAAATTACTTGCTGACTGTATCAGAAGTGGTCAAGTAGAAGCAAGAGAATTGCATGAAGAATTTGATAAAGACCCGGAGTTTAAGGCATGGTATACAGCCCGATTTCTACAGGACTAGATTGGTATATTAAATGGTTTGCAAGTAGTGTATTAATAATTGGTGCATTAACAACAGCAATGAATCTATATCCATATAATATGTATTTTCAATTTGTAGGTATATCAAGTTGGTTAGTAGTGTCTATAATGTGGAAAGATTGGTCATTAATTGTAGTGAATATGGTAGGTTCTACAATTATGTTTATAGGAATTATACACTACCATTTTTATACAGATTGGTATTTAAATATTTATGAACGATATCAGGAGGCAAGATTGATATGGAACTAGACAGAGACGGAGATGGTTTTTTAAAAAATACAAACGATTGGTCAGAAGAAGTTATGATTCAAATGGCTGAACAAGATGGTTTTTTAATTACTGATGAAATAAAAACATACATTGAAAAGGCAAGAGAAATGTTTAACGAGAGTGGTACTGTACCAGCAGTTAGAATATTTGCAAAAGAATTTGGTATGGACAGAAAGGCAAGTAAACTTTATGAAGTGTTTGAATCAGGACCGATGAAGAAGATTGCTAAGTATGGAGGGTTACCAAAACCGACAGGTTGTGTATAGTGAAATATATCATAATCTTTTCACTATTAATATTAACATCATGTGCAAGTAGAGTACATTTAGGACCTGATGTTATAATCGGTAGTAATGAGATAGATATACCTAAACCGGAGATAGAATGAAACAAACAATAGAAATAATCATTGCAATAGTTATTGTACCATTATTCATAGTAGGACTTATGATATTTTCTACTAATGATTTTTCTCTACTATCAGGATTCTTAACTTAATGAGTAAAGCATTTTGTATAGGTAATGGTGAAAGTAGAAAGGGGTTTGATTTAGAACAGTTAAGACCTCATGGTAAGATATATGGTTGTAATGCTTTGTATCGAGACTTTACACCTGATGTACTTGTTGCAGTAGACCATGGCATATGTCATGAGATATACAATAGTGGTTATTGTCAAAAGAATGAGGCATGGTTTAGAGACTGGACAAAAGTACCTGCTATGCATTATGACATGATGATTTATAGTAGTATTGATAAAATTGCCAGAGATGAAATAAAAGAATATTATGATAAACATATTGAGAATAAAAGAATAGACGCTGAAGAATTTGTATTTCATGGTTCTAATTTATCAGGACTTGCAAACATAATTAAAAGTGGTAAGGCAAAAGGTAAGACAAAAGAAGTTATACAAGAACAAATAAATCATTCATCTATAAATGTTAGTTGGATGAATAAACCTGATTACTCAAACAACATAACAGACTTGATTGAGAATTACAAAAAAGATTTAGGGTGGGCAGCCGGTGCTACTAGTGGTAGAATTGCAGTAGAACAAATAAAAGATTTAAAAGAAGTTTATTTAATAGGACATGATTTAGAAAGTTATAATCATCTAGTAAATAATATGTACAAAGGAACAGACCATTATGTTGCAGAACAAAATGGTAAAACACCATCAGAAAATTGGAAGATACAATGGGGTGCTTTGTTTACTGAATATAAAGACATACAGTTTTATAAAGTAAATGAAAAACCTGTAGGTACTAGCGACCCTATAAATTGTGTAGTAGACTTATGGGTAAACAATAAGAATGTTGAATATATTACATACTCAACCATGCTTGACAAATGCAAATAATTGTTATATAATGAGTGTAACTATTATAAATAGTACTGTAGCTTGCTACAAATACGAAAATATAAGACATATAAAAATACAATAATACGGAGGATAATATGGACTTTGACCAATTAAAAACATCATCTAGTGGTTTTGATAAACTAACTAAGGCACTAGAAGAAAACCTCAATCCTGAGGATTCAAAAAAATCTAATAAGTACCAAGATGAAAGACTGTGGAAACCAGAACTTGATAAAACAGGTAATGGGTATGCAGTACTAAGATTCTTACCAGCAACATCAGGTGAAGATATGCCATGGGTCAGATTATGGTCTCATGCATTTCAAGGACCAGGTGGTTGGTATATTGAAAACAGCTTAACTACACTAGGTCATAAAGACCCTGTTAGTGAAGAAAATACTAGACTATGGAATACAGGCGTTGAATCAGATAAAGGCATTGCTAGAAATCGTAAGAGAAAATTATCTTACTATGCAAATGTTTATGTCGTATCAGACCCAACACATCCTGAAAATGAAGGACAAGTAAAACTGTTCAAGTTTGGTAAGAAAATATTTGACAAGATAACAGAGGCAATGCAACCAGCATTTGAAGATGAAACACCAATAAATCCATTTGATTTCTGGAAAGGTGCAAACTTCAAACTTAAAATTAGAAAGGTTGATGGTTTCTGGAATTATGACAAATCAGAATTTGAGGGTGTTTCTGCTATCGCTGATAATGATGATAACATCAAGGCGATATGGGAGAAACAATATCCTCTAAAACCATTCTTAGAGACCAGTAATTTTAAATCGTATGAGGAACTCAAAGAGAAACTGAATCGAGTAATTACAGGTACTAAGAGTACAGACACAGTAGAAAATGTAGACCTCCCATCCACATCTACTGGTACTGTTAAAAGTCAAGACGGCACCTCAAAAGCTACTGCTAGTGAAAGTGATGATACACTTGATTATTTTAGTAAGTTAGCAGAAGAATAGAGGTATCTCTCTCTGCTGTCGTAAACTTTAGGGCATATCTAGTAATAGGTATGCCCTTTTTCGTATAAATAGTAACATGGCAAGTATATTTGATAAAATTAGTAATCAAACAGGTGGTTCTCAGAAATCATCTACATGGTATAGAAATGCAGTATCATCTTTAGGTGATAGTGTAACTGCTCGTAAACTATATAACCAAGGTAAAATCAATCAAAGACCTTCTTTAGGTAGATTAAATCTATTTTTCTATGACCCAAAGTTTAAAGAGACATTACCATATTATGATACTTTTCCATTAGTATTGCCATTAGAAGGATTTAGAGGTGGGTTTATAGGTATGAATTTTCATTATCTATCACCTACAATAAGATTTAGATTATTAAATCAATTACAAAGATTTGCTACAAATAGTAAATTTGACAGTACAACAAGATTAGATGTAAGTTATGGTAGAGTAGGTGGACTTGCAAGAGTAAAACAAACTATAAAAAAATATTTGTACAGTCATGTTCGTTCAGGTTTTATGAGAGTAGATTTACAAGACGCTCCTACAGCAGTATATCTACCGGTTCAACAGTTTAAAAAGAGAAGTGCAAGTTATGTATACGGAAGGAGTAGAGGTTAAAAATGGCAATATTTAGAGGCGGAGTTAAGATATTTGGTTCAGATGTTAGAATAGGACTTAATAGAGATAGGTCATTAGATAACATTTTATTAGACCCAAGATTTAGACAGATAGAAGGTGGTGTAGTACCAGATAATCCTAATTTATCAGCAACAAAACCAGCATTAATAAATCAAATGTTACAATACATTATGCAGGCAGAAGGACTTGGTAGAACAGGAAGATTTTATACTTCATTTAGATTACCTGTAGGTACAAGAGGACCTGAAATGGGTTCAGAGGCAGAGTTTGAAAGTTTTGAAAAT